TCCTCCCGGTTATTTCAGGGAATCACTCGGCAGTGAACAACTAAAGGGCAATGAACTTAGGGAATCCATCCGCAGCGTGTTCTTTGCCGATCTGACCGAACTTCCGGTTGGTCCAGTAATGACTGCGTTTGAAGTACAGAAACGTTTGGAACTTTTGCAGCGGAAACTAGGCCCGACGCTCGGCAGATTGAAAACGGAACTACTTTCGCCGTGCGTGGACCGAGTTTTCTCGATGATGTTTCGCCGCGGTGCATTTCCTCCCGCTCCGCAGGCCCTTTTGCAGAATGGCGCTCAGTTAGATGTCCAGTTTGAAGGGCCATTAGCGAAGTCGCAGCGGTTGGGAGAAGTCGAAGGACTCGAAAGACTGTTTGGCGCGATTGCCAATGCTACGCAGGTCTATCCCGATGCGCCCGACAACATCAACATTGATGTTGCGCTGAATCTTGAAAGCGAAATCCTCGGAGTGCCCGCGAAAGTAATGCGCAGCGCGGACGAAATGAAGCAAATACGAGATGCCAGGGCACAGCAGAACGCCCAACAACAACAAAAGGCTGACTTGGCCCTGGCTGCCAAGGCTGCCGGTCAAGCCGCTCCTGCATTGACTGCAATTCAAGGTGCCCCGTGAGCTGGCGAGACTGGACATTCGACGCACAGAAGGAAGCGGAGAAAGAAGAAGCGCAACAGGACGAGACATACAAAATCATCCTTGCCACTTCGCAAGGGCAGGACATGCTTGACGATTTGATCAGGTTTTCTCAGGAACCGGGCATTGAATCCGCAAGATTGCTTGGCAGGGCAGACGTGGTGACGCGAATCATGGCGCAACGGCGCAATGGAAGGAAACTAACAGATGGCAGCAGCAGCTAGCGTATTAACCGATGGTGCAGTGGCGGCAGCAGCTCCGGTCGATTGGAAAGCCTCGCTTCCCGAGGATTTGCGTGCGGACAAGGCTTTCGAGCCAATCAAGGACGTTGCGGGACTGGCGAAATCGTTCCGCGATGCGCAGCAATTCATTGGCAGTGCGGTCAAGAAGCCGAAAGACGATGCTCCCGCAGAAGATTGGAACAAGTTCTATGCACGCCTCGGCAGGCCGGAATCTCCCGATAAGTATGAACTGAAGATGCCCGAAGTTGCGGGTGCGCCTCCCATTGATGAGGGACTTGTAAAAGAGTTCAAGAATTGGGCGCACGAAAGCGGACTGAACAGCCGTCAGGCACAGGTATTGCTCGACAAGTTCAATGCTCACCAGATGCAGAGCATGGACACCTATTCCAAGGGCATGGAAGAAGGAGTGTCCGCACTCAAGAAGGATTGGGGCGGCGAGTATGACAAGAAGGTTGGTTTCGCCAGCCGCGCAGTGAAAGAACTCGGCGGAGACGATCTGATTAAGCTCTTGAACGATACCGGACTAGGCAATCACCCAACGCTGGTGAAGCTGTTTGCCAAAATCGGCGCAGGAATGCAGGAAGATACTTTCATCGCGGCGGATGGACCTGGCGATGGTGACTCCAAAGACGCCATCCAGCTCAAGATTGACGAAATTCTCCGCGATCCAAAACATCCGTATAACGATTCTAAGGCGTCCTATGACGCCCATGAAGCCGCTGTGCGTGAAGTCGGTAATTTGTACAAGAAGCTTTCTTCATAAGGTAAGGCAGTGCGGGGGAGTCGCGCCAGCGATCCCGCAGGCCGCTCGGAAAGACGAGCCGAGTTAAACCGTCCGTAAGACGGTCAGGAGTGATCCGCTAAATCCGGCGGGTAGTCCCTCCGAAAAAGGTAGCAACAAAACTTTTTCGAGAGAGGGACAACTGTGGCAACAATCCAAGATTGGCAGATTAAGCAGTTTAACGCGAACGTCATCAATCAGTTTCAGCAGCGCGGCAGCAAGTTTCGCGGAGCATCGCGGGAACATCCCAACGTAACCGGAAACACGGACTTCTGGGATCGCATTGCGCCGATTGAAGCAATTCAGAAAACAACCCGCTATGCGGACACGCCGCTGGTGGATTCTAACTTCTCCCGGCGTGCCTGCTACCTCACGGACTGGCATCTGGCTAATTATGTTGATTGGTCCGACCTGGCCCGCGTGCTGGCCGATCCGAAGTCAGAACAATCCAAGAATACCACGCTGTCACTCGGTCGCCGCGTAGACCGTCTTTTCATTGCGGCGCTGGATGCTTCCGTGCAGACGGATGAAACGGGCGGCACTGCCGTTACATTCGCTAACGATTGGTCGGCTCGCGGAGCCGCCGTGGCCCGCTCTGGCTCTACCGGAGATTGGGACTTTTCCGCCGCCGCTCTCACCGTTCCTAACCTAGCTTCCCTGAAGCTGGATATGGACAACAACGATGTGGATCCAGACCGCCGACACATCGCCATGGATCCCTCCGGCCTGAAGCAGCTTTTGTCTGCTTCGTCCGCTCCGCAGATCACTAACTCCGACTATGCCACGGTGAAAGCCTTGGTCATGGGCGACGTTGACACGTTCCTGGGTTTCAAATTCCACACTTCCAGCCTCATGCCCAACCCGTCCGGCAATAACTATTACGGGTATGCGTGGCACGAGGATGCCATGGGCCTTTCGATGGCCCAGGAACTCACGACCGAAGTGGACAAGCGCCCCGACAAATCTAACGTCTGGCAGATTTACGCCAAGATGGCGATGGGCGTTGTTCGAACACAGGGCGAAGGCGTCGTTCGTTTCAAGATCGACATCACCAAGTAGTTACTCGGGGCACTGGTTGACCCTTGAGTGACTACAGCCAGCGGGGTCGGTTAATCCCGGCCCCGTACTCCATAAAAGCGGAAAGCTAGGAGAAAAAGGAAATGGCTACTGCATTTTTGTCCGATCAAGAAACAAACGTCCAGGGCAACCCGTCGAAGATGGTTAATTCCAACGAATATGGCGGACGTTCGCGCAAGGCGTTTTTCAGCAAGACGCTTGCCAGTTCTGGACTTGCCACAGGTGACACTATCGCCCTCTGCCGCATCCCGAAAGGTGCCCGTATCATGGGCGGAAGTTTCTGCTGGGATACCGCGCAGGGCGGCACCGCAACCTTGGCAATCGGCATCACCGGCACGACCGGAAAGTATTTGGTCGCCGCCGTCACGAACGCGACTACCAACGTCGCCTTTGCTAACTCCATCGCAACCAACCTCGGAGCAGTAACTACCGCAGAAGAAGCCATCCTTGCCACCAACGCAGCGGCGGCTTGGACTGCCAGCTCGATTCTGCGTGGCTGGATCGAATACGTAGTTGACTAAGCATGTGGGGCGGCCTTCGGGTCGCCCCTTTTCTTTTCAGGAGATGAAATGCAGAACTTTTTGAATGACATTCAAGCGCACATGAACGAGATCAGCGGATTGATCAGTGCCTTCCAGACTTCTGTTAATGAACTGAATGCGCGAGCAGAGAAGCTGAAGCCCACCGCCGATCAGTTTGAAGCCACCAGCAAGGCTCTGGTGGAGAAGCTTGCGGAACTTGCCAAAGCCGAGAAACGTCTCGCAGAAATCAAGGTGCTGCATGCCAAATTCCACCAGGCGGCTACCTCGGTCTAGTGGCAACCCGCATTGGAGCATATGAAGAAAACCAGCTTCGCCCCGCAGCCCTCACTGTCAAATGGACAGGGCTATTGTCTGGCGATGATGGCGACTGGATGCTCCTGGGGCATTACCGGCACAAGTGTTTGCAGATTTACGGCACCAATGGCGGGGCGCTGGTGACTCTTGAAGGAACGAATGAAACCGGGACACCTGCCAATCCTGTTCCGCTCATGGATTCGTTCGGCGTTCCCATTGCGATTGCTGGCCTAGATTCTTTTCTGAAGGAAGTTCACGAAAACCCGCTGAAAGTGCGCCCAAGGATTCAGGGCGGCGACGGCACCACGAGCATTACCGCAGTTCTAGTATGCAGGCACGGATAATTCAGATGAGGACGGAAATGAAGACAAAAATACTTTTAACGTTGTTGGCTGCACTTCTGTTCTCTCTGTGCGCGAATGCCCAAACCGGCACGGCGACTCAGCGATCCTATACTGCCACGGCTTCCGGCAACTTCGACACCATTAACATGGGCGGTCTGGGGGCTGTCTATCACCAGTTGGTATGGTCTGGCACAGGAACAATCAGCACATGCGTCGTGCAGCTCGACCAAAGCACCGATGGCACCACATGGTCAACGCAGCTTATCTCCGGCAAGACCTGCACCTCTGCCGGAACCAGCGGAATGATTCAGGGCGTTACTCCATATGTGCGCGTGAACGTTTCGACGCTCACTGGTGGCGGGACTCTGACCGTTACCTATCAGGCGTTTATTTCTAACCCCAATGCATTGGTTGGAGTGACGAACGCGGCTGGTAATCCCACTGACCAAACCTCCTACGGAATATCCGATGAGTTCTTTGGCGGATCGCTTGCCTCGCTAAGTATTGGCGATTTGCTCTGGAC